AGGCTCAACAGCGACTCATGTACGCAGCCGCTGGCAGCAAGAAGGTGGCGAAAGACACTGGTGTTCCGATGTCGGTGGCAAAAGAGATGATTGCCAAGACGCCGAAGAAAGCCTACAAAAAGATGCCGGGGCGCAAATGAAAGCCATCTGGGATAAACCCCGTCCGAAGAAGCTGGGCAAACCTGATCCGCTGTCGAAGAAAGAGAAGAAGTCAGCTAAAGCGATGGCTGCCTCTGCTGGCCGACCCTACCCTAACCTCGTGGACAACATGAGAGCAGCGAGGAAGAAATGAAGTGCCCAATCGTAACTGGTGATGCCGAGCTAAACGACGCCAACAAGCAAAAGGCAGTCGATAAAGCCGACTACATGGAAGCAGGCGAGGACGCAGAGTACAAGTGCGCGAACTGCGCTGCGTTCGTACAATCGGATGAGATGCAAGGGTGTCTTGAAAACGGCATTGCTAAGGGCATGGAGGACGAAGCCGAGGACATGGGTTACTGTGCCCAACTTAACTTTGTCTGCTCAGAGGATATGGTCTGCAACAAGTGGCTGGGTGGTCAGGCTAAAGGTAAGGGCGGGATCATCATCAAGATTGCTGGGATGATGGACGAATGACTGCCGTATGGACTCGCAAGGCTGGCAAGAACGCGAAGGGCGGTCTAAACGAGGCCGGGCGCAAGTCTTACGAGCGAGAAAACCCCGGCAGCGACCTAAAGCCTCCCGTAAAGTCAGGCGACAACCCGCGGAGAGCATCGTTCCTAGCAAGGATGGGCAATATGCCGGGGCCGGAGCGCAAGGACGGTAAGCCTACTCGTCTATTGCTGTCGCTGAAGGCATGGGGCGCATCCAGCAAGGCAGACGCTAAGGCCAAGGCAAAGGCTATCAGCGAGCGAAACAAGCGGTGACGTATGGACATGAACCAACTTCTTCGTGCGCTTGGACTTCAGCAGGCGTATCAGGCTTACCAGCAGAACATCGGCCAGCCGTTCGCTAATGTTGCTGGCCCGTTTGGGCGGGGACTGTTGGGGCTGGACAGGCCGGAGTACGGGGAAGAACAGGCATACAGGACGGGTCAGGCTGTCGGCAATATGCCTGCTGTCAGTGCGCCTGTTGGTGCGTTCAAAGCCGCTATACAGGCTCCTGGACTGCTTGCTGATGCTACGCAGATGGCAAAGCAGATGGGGCCGGAACTAGCTGGGCTGCTGGGTCTTACAGCGTTCCACGGTAGCCCGCACAGGTTCAGTAAATTTGACGCTTCCAAGATTGGGACAGGAGAGGGAGCGCAGGCTTACGGGTATGGGTTGTATTTTGCAGAGGCTCCAGGAGTTGCTAAGGGGTATCAAACGGCACTAAGTGCAGAACGTGGTTTTAGCTATGATGGGAAAACAGGTCTAACAAGATCAGAAGTTGAAGATATGGTTAATGTTAAATATGGCTCTGGGTATCTTGATGGAGTTATTAGGCCGTCAGGAGTTGCAGGGTCATTCATTGACGATATGGTGACTGGTCTTAAGCGTTCTGAAGGATCATATCCGCGCCAATACAAACCAAGTTCGGAACGCGCCAAACTTTATGATGAATTACGTGGAAAAATTACGCACGCAGACCCAGGCTCGTTCTACACAGTAGACATCCCAGATCAAATGATCGGCAAGATGCTGGATTGGGATAAGCCTCTTGGTCAACAAAAAGAATTAAAAGACGTGTTGAACAAAATAAAAAGCGAAATTGCTTTGCCAAGATTGCAAGACGCAGAGGGGGCAGGGTTTGCTTATCAGGCGCTTGCAAACGCTGTAGGCGGTCAAGCAAACGCTTCCGCTTTACTAAAACAATACGGAATTCCCGGCATTCGCTACCTAGACCAAGGTTCTCGCGGTGCTGGCACAGGAACTCGCAACTTTGTTGTATTCCCAGGCGAAGAAGAAGCACTTAAGATACTGAGTGTTGATTGATTATCGACCACCACCCATTCTGGCATTGCATTGTCGATGACTTTTTTGCTGACGCGATCAACTTAGCGAGAGAGTTTCCAGCCAAGGACGATGACTGCTGGTTCCGCTACGACAACCCGCTCGAGATCAAGCAGACCTGCAACGACTGGCATCACTTCAAGCCTGAGACATATAAAGGCTTCCAATACCTGCTTAGTCCTCACTTCACGGAGATACTGGAGCGGCTGACTAAGGCAGACCTCATGCCAGATGTCGGGTTACACGGTGGCGGTCTACACCAACACGGCAGGGGAGGAAAGCTAAACGTCCACCTAGACTACAACCTTCACCCGAAACTTCACCTACAGCGACGGTTAAACCTGATTGTCTACCTGACACCAGGATGGAAGCCAGAATGGGGAGGCCACTTAGGACTGTACAAAGACCCCGACACACTGGTAAAAGCAGTTGAACCAAAGTTCAATCGGGCTATAATTTTCGACACTCGTGGCAGTTGGCATGGATTACCAGCCCCGCTAACCTGTCCAGCAGATGTCACCCGCAACAGTTTCGCAGTCTATTATCTGTGCGAGCCAGACACTACAGACAGCAGAAGCCGAGCATTGTTCGCTCCAACTGCCGAGCAAAAAGGCAACGCTGATGTTGACCAGTTAATCCGTCAGCGATCAACGTAAAGTCAACCGATGACCCAGACAGGAGTCGGTAAAGTGGAAGAAAAAGTAGGAAGTAGAAGGAAAAAGCCTAACGATGGTCGGGGAAGGCCACCGGGTATCCCTAATAAGACCACAAAGGACGTTAGAGAGGCTATCAGGCGGGTAGCGGAGGACAATGCAGAGAACTTCGCTTTGTGGCTCCAAACCGTTGCTATCGGCGATGGTGACAAGGTTAAGCCTGACCCAGCCAAAGCCGCTGACCTGTACTTGAGAGCTATCGAGTATCACATTCCGAAGCTAGCAAGAACAGAGGTAGCAGGCGACCAGAATCAGCCAATGCAGATGGTGGTGACTTGGGCAGCCGAGAAATAATCATTCCCTACAGCCCGCGGGAGCCACAGCTTGAGATCCATCAGGCGATGGACGATCACCGCTTTACGGTGGTAGTGGCGCATCGTCGTTTAGGCAAGACTGTCAGTGCCATCAACCAGTTGGTAAAGTCTGCGGTGATGTGCCAGAAGGAACGCCCACGATTCGCTTACATTGCGCCAACCTACGCACAGAGCAAACGCATTGCCTGGGACTACCTGCTCCACTACACCCGTCCGCTGGGAGCCACACCAAACATTTCAGAGCTTCGTGTCGACTTCTGGGATCGCAGAATCGGTCTGTACGGATCGGACAACCCAGATTCACTTCGCGGATCTTACTTTGACGGAGTTGTACTGGACGAGGTGGGGGATCAGAATCCAAAGATATGGAACGAAGTGATACGACCTGCCCTAGCCGACCGTCAAGGCTGGGCAATGTTCATCGGCACACCTAAAGGCCAGAATCACTTCTACGATCTGCGGAACAGAGCGCAGGGTGAGCCTGGGTGGAAGTTGCTCGAGTTCCGCGCCAGTCAGACGAAGATCATTGCTCAGTCAGAACTAGATGATGCGCTGCGAGAGATGGGGCGCGACAAGTACGACCAAGAGTTTGAGTGTTCATTCCACGCTGCTGTCGAGGGGGCTTACTATGGGCAAATTCTTAACCAGATGGAAGGAGAAGGTCGATTCTGCTCTATCGTTCGTGACGACCTCTGCAAGACGTTTGCTGCATGGGATCTCGGCATTGGCGACTCGACTTCGATCTGGATCGCACAAGTCCACGGACAAGAAGTCAGACTCCTAGACTACATTGAGAACCACGGGGTCGGGCTGGATTGGTACGTCCGAGAACTGCGGAACAAGGGTTGGCACAAGGCCGAGCACATCGTCCCGCACGACGTACAGGTTAGAGAACTAGGGTCTGGAAAGTCGAGGTTGGAGGTCTTACAGCAGGCTGACCTCAGTTGCACGATTGCGCCACGGTTATCAGTTGATGACGGCATCCAAGCTGTCCGCAGACTTTTGCCCCGCTGCTGGTTCAACATCCCGCAAACGAGCGAAGGGTTGAACTGCCTGCGGAACTACAGACGGACTTTCGACGAAAAGCAGAAAGTCTTTTATGATAGACCTTTGCATGATTGGTCTAGCCACGGATCGGACGCATTTCGTTATCTTGCAGTCGGTCTGAATGAAACATCATCCTGGTCGAAGCCGATCAACGTTAATACAAGGTGGGTGGTCTGATGGATGAAACCGATCTTCGCAGATTGCTGTTGATGATGGCGCAAGAACGGTTGCCTGTAGATATTTCCGGGCAAAACCTGAAGTTTACGGGTGTTCCGCAAATGCCGGAATCTGCCCCGCAGGAGTTGCAGAGCATTGCAAGCCAATTTGCCAGACTAGGCGCAAAGCAGGAAACCCCTCTCGGAACGGTTGGTGTCAGTTACGGGAATGAGCCTGGACAAGCACGGCGTCAATTGACTTACGAAAACCTGCTGGGCGGGTTACTTGGAGTGAAAGGCGAAGTTGGCGAGAACTACAAGAAAGGTTCTATTGGGTTCTCTCCAACGCCAAACGTAGATGTCTCGGCCACAATGTCGCAAGATCAGTTCGGAAACCTTGTCCGATCACTGCAAGCCCAATACATTAAGAAACTTAATGAGGACTTGATGTTAGGGCTGATGGGTCGAGTAGGGTCTAATCCTTACGTTGGGTTGCAGATGACGGGGAGGTTTTAATGCTAATGCCACAAGGTTTCATCGTTCAGAAGCGCGAGTTTGAAGAACTTCAACGCAAAGTTGCTGAACTTGAGAAGAAACTCGCTGAACTGGAAACAAAAGATCCAGAGAAGCGGAAGTATTTTAGGCGCGAGGTGGTAAATGGATAACGGGACTCTTACCGGCATTCTGCAAGCAGAGATCGACGATGCTATCGGGATGCTGGACAGCGAAACCACAGAAGAACGTGCCGAAGCACTTAACTACTACCTGCGAAACCCTTACGGCAACGAGCAAGAGGGACGCAGCCAGATCGTTACCGGCGAGGTGGCAGAGGTTATCGATGGTGCGCTGCCGCAACTGATTCGCGTATTCACTGCAAACGATGAGATTGCTAGATATGAGCCTGTTGGCCCAGGCGATGAGGAAGGCGCAGATCAGGCGACGGACTACGGTAATTGGGTGTTTACCAAGGACAACAACGGTTTTGCCATCCTGCATGACTGGTTCAAGGACGCTCTGCTTGCCAAGACCGGGACGGTAAAAGCGGTCTGGGAAGAAAAGATCGAAGTAGACGAGGAAACCTACCGCGGGCTGTCGGATACGGAGCTTGTCCTACTACTGTCAGACGGTACGATGGAGATCGTCGGCCAGGAGACGGAAGAATCCGTATC